CCGAAGAAGACTACGACGATTAGGTTGCACCAGCGCCTGTAGGCTTACCAATGCCTTGATGTCTGGGCGGAACGGACCGAAATGCTCCAGTCCAGGTCACTGGTGCGTTGGCCCGTGATTTAATCTGCTGCTCTGAACTGTTGACTACTAACGCTATGTTCTCGACCCACACCTGCATAGTCGGCTGGATTATAACTGCTGTGTGCTACTACCCGATTGGGATCAGTGACCAGATCTACAGCAAAATTCGCAGTGCTACGCCGCAAATAGGCTACCGACCCCAAACAGTAATAACCTGCCCGCTCATGCAGTCTCATGAACACACCTGCATCTTGTCTAATTGTGCTGCTACATATGATATCAATTTCACAGGCAGTGGCCCAGGTTTCCCACATCCTGATCATCTGTGCCACCAAGTGTATTCGAGCACGCACGGGCACAGCCAGGCTCACATGTGCCATTCGCACAGCTACCATTTCTTGTGTGCTCCAGGGAGCTCGTTCGTTTCTCACAGCCCAGGTATAGGCCAACAACTGCCCGGTATCCACATGTGTGGCAACACTTATTAGTTCGCGTCTGGGATTGTAGAACTGGTTAACAGTGGCCAACAACACATTTCTGCTGAATTCCAGGCTGTCCCAACGATAAACCTGTTGTGGTTCGCGTTTAAAGTAATCGTGTGCCAAGGCCTCAATGGCCTGCGTGTCTGAACCACTAGCTGGACGCCAGCGCCAAGGATCATCCACTGTGTGTGCGTATTGTTCAAGAGCAGGTGATTTTATTCGTTGCATACGGGTTTCCTTTTTCGTCCTGATGTTTTTCGCTCAATACCTTTTAGCTCTCGCCATCTAGTTCGAGCAGGACTGACCCAGCCATCGGCCATTCGCCGCCCGTGCATTTGAGCATGTTCACTTCTAGTGATCACGTGAGCATTTGATCTAGTCCAAGGCAGTTCCCAGTCCTGGCGTGTCATGCAGTAGTCATCAACCAGGCGACCGCGATGGGGCCATAGGTCACCCCACAGTTCGACCCAGTCATCAAATGCCAAATCCCAAGTCTCACCACGCCACTGTGCTTGATTCTTTTGTTGACGCCAAGCACAATGCTGTTCGTGTCGAACCTGATCTGGTCCGCTTATCCACGATTGTGGTCGTTCACCCCTAGTATGTGGTCTAGGTCCCTTTACGCCTTTACCCACGGAATAGCTCCTGCCATCTTGAAGGTGGATGCTCATTGGCTTCGACCAAGCGTAAGGCTTCTTGACGATCCTGACATCTGTAAGTGATTCGAGCTGGGCTATCAGCACTGACTATGGGTGTGCCCTCTCGTGTGTGTCGTCCGGTTCGTTTGAGATCCGTATAGACCCCATAGCTATTCTCATCATGAACCACATGATCCCATCCGGATCTCTTGAAGTTGTCGTATGTGGGATCCACTGTCATTTCCCACAAGGTTCGATCATCCACACAATAGAATGTGAGTCGCCACATGGTAACGCCATTCCTACCTGGTCTTTGATCTTGATCTACCAATACATAATCCATAGCTTGCCTTTCTTCTATACATTTATTTACCAAGTATATACAAAATACTGGAAATAAGCAATCAATTAGGAAGATCTCAAAGAGATCTAATTGACTTCTGTCGAAGTCAATTTGTTTTTTCTAAAAGCAATCGAAAGAGATAACACGAAGTTGGAGCCAAAGGAACGGCCAAATGTGAAACAATCACATGCGTTCTTTGGTTTCCAATCTCGCATCACGAAGCGTCCCAATAATGGGCGGCCTTTCAGCAAGTTTACCAACACCAGATATTGCTAGTGAGACCTTTGACTATAGTCTACTCACTACCAGGGAACCCACTGTGGGTCCTCGGGCATCTGACGGCACTCCTGTTGTTCCCTTTTCGTGTCAGTTACTGGGGGCAGGCACGGTCCTTTAGCCTTGTTATCTTGACCGATGTTTTTGGTGGCAGAGCCTATTTGTCTTAGAATTTTAATTTGGAGTTGACGCTGATCTACAGCAAGAGTGATTTGTTCAAATTTTGCTAATGCTTTGTGATTAAGAGGTCGACGCTTGTGATATACAATTGACCAATATGCACCCCAGACAGCTTGTTCACTGCTGTTCATTGCGTGCCATAAATTTGTGCGTATGTTTATCAACAGTATGACATCCGAGATCCTGGAATGTGTGTCCAAGTCCTGAACACGAACGCCGTGTGACCTTAACCAGCGACCTATATCCCACTGGTGTCGTTGGTTGGTTCTATTTGTTTGGAAATCTTGGTATTGTTCTATCATAGCTATCTATTACTATTTATGTAGTGTAGCACAAAACATCAAATTTACCTAAGAAAATGCCACCAATTAGGTGGCATTTGGTAAAAGTGTCCTGGTGGGATAGATAGATAGAAAAAAGGACAATAGCCCAGAAAGGACAATTGACAAGAACAATCGGCACTCTTGACGGCGTTAGATTGTTCAGAACACCAGGACCAAGTATTTAGTTTGTGTTATACTACATACTTGTAAAACTGAACAGGAACCCCGAATGACAGACCTAGGCCGAACAGGCATCGACAGCAACATAGCATACTTGGAGACTCGCATGCGACACTTGGAAACCGAACTGGAATTGCTAAGACAGCAGTTGGCGACTTGGCGTGATCAACTGGAACAGAAAGCCCGTGATGACCGTGCTGTTTGAACGACTGAGATTGCAAGCACACCTTACGGGATTACGCGAGCGTATGGGCTCAGCGGCTGATCAAGTCGTGCTTGACGCTCTTGAACGATACTGGTCCACAACCCAAGAAATTCGTGAACACGACCAGGAACACGCCGACTCACAGTAGGTTGCGGCGACCACGAACCAGCCACTCGCCGCCAGGTGTAAAGAGGCTTTGCTTCGGGTAAGTTGAACATGATGATATTTATAAGCTTAAATAAGTGCCTATGAAACGAATATTAGCCAGTCGAGAACTGCCCGAAGGCGAATACCGAGTGTTTGAAATGCGACAGTTATGGGTAGTGACCTGCCAAGGTGTGCCGATCACGTGGGGTCGAAGACGGCCCAGCCAGATACAAGAGGTAAAGACCTTGTCACAACAACAAGCATACTCAAGTCAAGTGGCAGCAGATCGACAGGCAAGACAGTTAAATCTCAAGTTTGAAACACAGGACTTTGGGATACAACAACTTATACCAAGGAGAACATAATATGGGCGCAGGACCAGTAAGACAACCAGGTCGTAAGACTATTCCAAATCCGATCCCGGCGAGACCGTGACAGCTATACGAGTAGTGCTCATGTGGCTGGCCTTGATCCTAGTGCCACCAGTGTTGATCTGGGTGATCGTGATGCGGCGGCGAATGTGATTCGAGCCGAAATTCTAATTCATGTTGATGGCGAAAGAACCTATGTAAGTATCACAGGTGAAGGCATTGCACTGGCGATTGCGGAAGAACTTGTGGAGATAGCAAGAAACATGGACGGAGAAACATTTGTAGGCATCAGGACGATTGAACAACAGTGTCATTGAATTGGACAATCCGGACTTGACCTTGTGACTGTGGTGTGTTATAGTTGTTGTAACGCGGTATGCCAATCGCGTTGCGTGATAAAGTGGAACAAACAGCCCCCGCTGTGAAACGGGGAGGCCCCATCGTGATTGCTGGGGCTTTTTCTTAGACTGACTAAATAAGTTTGAAAAGGTATCAAAATTAAACTATTATGACAACCAAAAGCACAACAAGAGGTGGAGCAAGACCCGGAGCCGGCAGACCCAAAGGATCCGGCAACAAGGTCACAGTGCAAGACCTTATCGACCAAGCACAGCAGACCATTGGCAAACCATTTGTGCAGAGCTTGATCGAAGGCTACCACGACACCATCTTGAACGGTGATCGCAAGATCCGTGTGATCTATGAAAAGATGATCATGGACAAGGTTCTAGCCGATCGCCAACAGGTCGAAGTCACAGATTCGGCAGACCTAGTGCAGGCCCGTAGCGACGCCTTTGCGGCTGCCTTACGGGTTGTGGCCGTTGCCGCAGAGCGAGATAAATAATAACGATATGGTCAAAAGCAAACGCAAGCAGTCACCGGTAGAACGCACAGCACGCTCGAGTGAAATGGCCAGTGCATTTGAGAAGTCAGCGGCACATACTCGACAGGACCTGACGCCTGCACGCAAGACACGTAGGATCACCAAAGGAAAATTATGAAAAAGAACTCAGGTAGCATAACAAGAACACAAACAGCAAGCTGGCAGCATGATTCAATGGACAAGGCCGAGGGCCTGGACAATGATTCAAACCATCCCAGCTACAAGCAATTGAAGAAGTATTCAGGCAACCAACACGGTGGAGCCGCTGAAGGCAACTTTGGTCGTGGTGCACTAAAAGGCAACACCAATCCAACTGGCGTAGGTCCCAAGCAGGCACCCACAAGTGGTGTGCCCAGCACAAACTTGCCTAACCCTGATGCTATCAATTGTGGACCACAAGTTCGCACACCAGGTGGCACAAGACCATTCATGCCCAGCGCAGGTCAGAACTATAGAGGCAATGCCGATCAAATCAATCTAGGTCGCGGTCCAACCAAGGGTAACGCACAATGAGCTCGGTGTTTATACCCCAAGGTCCTACCACTGTCATAACCGGCAACACCACAGCGGCACAAGGCAACATTGTCGCAACTGGTGCCTACAGCACACAGTATTTGCGAATTGACAATGTGAACAATGCCAACATAGATGCGTTTGTGAACTTTGGCACAGCCAATACCACCACAGCTACCATAGCCAATGCCACCTCAACTGGCAACAGTTTTGTGGTGCAACATGGCGACAGTGTTATTGTAGCCACCACAGGCGGACAGAACCAAGACCCCTCTGCCAAATTGTATATCAGTGTGATCACAAGCACAGGCAATGCCGCTGTTTACATCACACCAGTGGCCTTGGTCAATTAAAGGAAACAGCTATGCCAACAACCATTACCCCTGCAGTAGAAACAGTGATCAACACTGTGAGTCAAGACCTATTCACCATTAGCACTGTGAACAACACCTTGGGCTTGGGCGGTGTGCCACAATACAACACAGTGAGCTCACCACAGACAGTGGTCTGGAGTGCTGTGTCGGCCAACATAGGCAACGCCATCACTGCCAACACCACAACCGGTGTGTTCAACCTCAGTGCCAACGTGGCCAATGTGGCCTATCAGTTGACCGGTTTTGTGAACGTGACCGCAGTGCCGGCCACTTATGGTTGGATCAACACAGCAGACAACACAGCAATTGGTCCGACGGCCGACGCAGGCACACCTTTGTCAACTGTGTTTGTCAAGACCGCAAACACAGCAGCCAATGTGGCTCTGCAGGTTACCACAGTGTCAGGTGAGGCTTTTGCTTATCCCGCACAGATACAAGGCGCCGCTGCCACAGTATCAGAATTATCAGGCTACGTAGTAGCATAAAGGAAAACAAAAATGGCACAGAAAAAAGGTCAAGTCTTGATCGAAAAGAACCGAGATCCGGTAGGACGAGTCAGTGTAAAGAACATGCAGGCCAAACCGATCAATCAAGGACGTGGTCCCACAACAGGCAATCAGAATCCTGGTAGCAAACGGTCGGACTTTGTGAAATCAAAAGAGACCGGTGAGAAGCCAGCACTGGCCAAGTTTGTGTTAGACGCACTGGGTGATCGCGGCGTGGACATGAAGCCGAGCAAGATGGCAGCCACCGAGCCCTTGGACGCCGACCGTGGACCAAAGCGCAATCCCACAGCAGGCGGAACTGAATATGTCATGCGCAACAAGAAGAAATAAATAATCACACAACAGGGTTGTCCGGGTGGATGATCCTGTAGCAGTCAAGTCACGTAAAGAAAAGGAAAGCAATGACTAAGAAAACCCCCATCAACACCCCTGAATCAGATCCCTGGGAAACAGAAGTAGCCGCAATTGATCCCGCAGACAAAGCAGCGGCACTCGCAGTCGAAATCACCGAAACAGATAACGAAAGAATTCAGCGTGCGGTTCAAGCACAGCGTGCCACCGAACCCGAACAGCCCGAATACGACATAGACGGTCTCATGACCGATTTCCCAACTGCGACCGAACTGGAACGCTTTGTGTATGACCAAACAGGTCATGTGCTAAATCTCAAAGGTCGTGCCAACAAGTTAAAATACCAAGTGGCCATGGATGTGCTCAACGGCATCACAGTGGATGTGAAATTCACTGGCGGTGACAATCCGTATGTGGATCGTAGCGAACTGGTGCCTGTAGAAGACCTCAAACCAGTGCCGGACCGTGATCCTGGCTTGCCCGGCGAGTCGGAAATACAAAACCAATTTTACACACCATTCATTCCACATCCGGATCCAGAATATCGAGCCAAGAATCGCAAGGTTCATACTGTGTTCCGCAAGTATCGTAACGGCATGATCAGCTACGAAGTTATTGGACCAATCGAACCCAAGAGCATTGGTGAAAAGATGGACAAGTTTGGTCGTATGAGACCCGAACTCATGAGCTGGGTTGATCCCAGAACCGGTGAGCAGATTGCTGTGCGTTCAGACGGATCAATGACACCCCGAGGTCGTAATCTCAGAGCCATCATGATGACACTCAAAGTCAACAACACCAATCACTGGAACATGTGGGTCGATCGAGACTTCATAAGCAGCGAGCGTGGCGAACTGCGTAATCCTTGGGACTTGAGCTCATGATAGATCAACGAGCCGAAGCACAAGCCGCTGAGGATACTAAAATCAATCAAAAGGTCAATCGAGCCTATCGAGAAGCCTTTGAAGCCAAGTTTCCGGATCAGTGTCAGCACATCATGCGACTCATGGCCGAACGCTTGCAACAGGGTCTACGCAAGGATGCTGCGGGCATAACCAATCTTGAGGCTGCCGCACTGGCCTTGGGCTTGGCTGCCATACACAACATACATAATCAAATATGAACAGTAGAATA